ACGTTTACAGCTGGACCCGTTGAGATGACTGTTCATGGAAATCGCCTTTTTGAAGACATGAATGAGAAGTTTTATGCTTCCCATCTCAAGACGCCGAGCGTGGTTGGCTTTTCCCCATTGAAGGGTGGGTGGAATGAGCTTTATCGTAAGTTACGACGCCACAAAAATGGTTTTGCTCTTGACGAATCGCAGTATGATTCTTCGCTCCGTAATTATCTTATGTGGAGCATGGCTGCATTTCGTTGGCGGATGCTACGTCTGGAAGATCAGACCCCTGATAATTTTATTCGAATTCGTGTGTATTATCGGAATTTGGTTAATACACTTATTATAACGTCGGAGGGTGTTTTTGTTATGAAGACAACTGGTAATCCTAGTGGATCAGTTAATACAATTTCTGATAACACGTTGATCCTTTATCTGTTACTTGCGTATGGATGGATAATGGTGAGTCCAGATGAATGTTGCACCTACAAAGCATTTGATGAAAATCTTGCTCTAGCTTTGTGTGGTGACGACAATACTTGGACTGTGTCAGACGAGGCAGTAAAATACTTCAATGCTCGAAATTTAATTGAAGTTTGGGCTAATTTGGGAATTACGACGACAACGGATTCCTTAGACCCACGTCCCGTGGAGGAGTTGGACTTTTTGTCCGCGCATACGGTTTTTAAAGATGGCGTTGCTATACCTTTGTATGCTAGGGACAAGTTGCTCACGTCACTCCTCTACTCGCGCGATCCGGATAATCCAGCTTTTACACTTTTGCGTGCAGGTGCTTATTTGCGTGTGAGTTACGCTGATCCTGCTATGGTTGGTTATTTGCGGGAGCTCATTTCTTGGTTAGTTGAGCAATATGGTGTTGTTTTGAGTGGTAGCCCAGAGTGGCAGTCCGCATATCGACAGATACCGACCGAGAATGAACTTCGTCGTCTCTTCCTTGGTGAAGCTACCGGTGCTATTCCATTGTACCCTCAGAGTTTGTTAGGGTTTGTAAATGTGCA